CTACTGCGTTACGAGGAACTCAGCAAGCGTGTCTTTGGTTTCAAAGGTAAGCATCTGCGGATGCTGGATGCCCTGTCGGCGCTCACGGCTACGGCCGTCGGCCACTATGCGCATCATCATGGCAACGTCTTGGCTTTGACCAGCAAAGCTAAAGGTGCGAGGAGCTTGTGCTGCTATGACGTTGTAAAGTTCGTCGGCGAATGAGCGCGACACGAAATTGATGCCTGTAAAGTCAAGCACGATACTGTCTGCATCGGTGCTGACATGCTGAATAAGCTGTGCGGCCTTAGCCCTTGAAAAGAGGTCGGCACAATAGAGGTCAAAGAGGCGGATGTTCTGTGTCATATCGTTTACTTTATTATTCAAGGTAGTCGATGTAGCTGAAGCCTTTAGGGGCGGTTACAGGTATTCGAAGCAAGATACAAAGTCCCCTGCCAGTGAAAGAACTTGCTAACGTTAGCATAGTAGTTCAGCCCGTGACGCTCATAGCGATGGAACGCGCTGCCAGACAACATGAAGAAAGAGCCACCAAGTCCTTCTACTAACATTCTGCGAGATGTTGAGATACCGTAGCCACGGTTTTCTGCGCCAGGACGATTCTTGGTGGATCGTCCCTCGTTAGCCAGACGAAGAGCCTCAGCGGGATCTCCATCTATCTCTTGTTGGAAAAGACCTGCCTTATTGTAGCTTCCTGGGATGGTAATGCCTGTATCGGCAATACAGAGGTCAATGCAACCTTCACGTTCCAAATACTGTGAGAAGAGGTAGCCATTGGGACTACCGGAATGTTCGTAAATATTATCCACGAGCTCACTAAGGAAATAGCTCAGCGGTGTAGTCACAGCACTGGCAATATGGGTCTGCCGCACAATGATGTTACGCACGATGGAGCCAAAGGCATCCTTGTTCTCGTCGTTCATCGCAAAACTGCACAAAGGAGTATAGCTACGATTGGCGTAATACTCCATGACGTGCTCGGCGGATTCCCTCGGCGCGTTCTCGAAATGCAGCATGCGGTCGAAATAGATATTATTAAGGTACGACTGCATTTCAAGTGAAATGTTCTCACAGCGTATCTCCTTTCCCGACTGGTAGCGATATATGGCCAAAGGGGCAAGAAAAAAAGGGTGAAGGAAACGAACCCCACTGAAGTCCCAAACGACAACATCACTCTTAGACTGTTCTGTCTGGTCAACCACCTGAATAATGTGGTTAAAACTACTGCCGATGCGCTCGTCTTGGCGCACGTTTGGTATGGGGACTTTTTGCATAAATCTCATTATTTGGTTTTGCAAAGATAACGCTTTTCAGCGTAACAACCAAATATTTCGCCCAATAAAAGCAAATGACCGATGGAAACAACTAATCTTGACCCGCAATCCTTGTCAAGACAGCAACCAACTTCATCAAGAATTGCAGCCGTTCCCCATCGTACGCCTCCCCTTTCCTGAATTATTCCTGAATTCCTGAATTATTTGCCGAAGAAACGAAAAAAAAATAGAAAACATTTGGCAGATTCATTTTTTTGACTTAACTTTGCACACGAGTATATAGTACTCAGGCGTAAAATTGTGAAGATTCAGAGGATTCGAAACCATGGGCGTGACATACGATAACGAAAAGAAATGTTTCGCATTCGACTTCGAACACGATGGGACATCGGATATCGTCAGCCTGAACCACAACGGCTATCAGGTGGAGGCTTTCGGCAAGTGTTTCTACTACGGCTACGAGTTCTCTGAGCAAACAGACGGAAGCGTCCGTACTGCATTCATCAATTACGTTAAATTTACTGAGAAGTTGCAAGAGCATCCAGACCTGACAGACTTTATCAAGAAGGCCATCGACAACCTACATCGAAAGATCAACCTTTACGACTATGACCTTGTCGTGATGCCTCAGTCGTCAAGCCGCGTCAACCAGTATATGCTGCGCTACATCTACCGCTTTGCACAACCCACTCTCCGCAAGATGGAGTTAGTGAAAGCATTGGGAAACGTTTATCCCAACATCAAGACGGAAGAAGACAAAGAACTCTTCAAGACAATTAAGCAGCAAAATGTGTTAGTGGTGGATGACGTCACAACCAGCGGATCGACGCTCAATGAGATTCTCCGCACGCTGCGCATACTGAACGAAGATAATAACATCACCATCTTCAGCCTTATTGGGAGGAAAGACCTGATGGCGGAGGCGGTTATATAAATAAAGGAATTAAACAATCAATTAATAACTAATTAACATTAAGCGTATGAAAAAGAAAATTTTACTAATGCTCACGCTGCTGGCAGGCGTTATGACCGCCAATGCAGCAGACGAGGTAGTAGTTAATGACGTAACTATCCCTAAGGGTGGTGAGGCAACTGTTGCCATCGAACTCAACAATCCTGACAATGCTTTTCGTGCTTTTCAGATTGACTTTGAGCTTCCTGCAGGAATCACTTTTGCAGACCCCGCTTATGCTGCAGGTCCGCGTATCGTAGAGGCTGGTTTGGGGGCAAACCTTTCGACTCCCCGCTTTACATACCTTCTGACGGGAACAGACGATCCGTTCATGGGCAGCAAAGGAACATTGTTCTATATCTACCTTAAGGCTGATGCCGATCTGGCCGAAGGAACAGTTCTTAATGCAAAATTAACCAATGGTATTTTCGCTGGTTCCGGAGGTTACGAAATGACAGGTATTGAAGTCCCCTTCACGATTACTGTTGCTCCTGCTGGTGTTATCCTTGACGAGGACAACGGTAGTACTCCTAAGAAGACAGCAAGTGGCCTTGTCACAGTCCTTCGCACCATGAATGCGGATGAGTGGAGCACCATCTGCTTGCCATTCGACATGGATTACGACCAGTTGAAGGAAGCATTTGGTGATGGTGTTAAGATGGCATCGTTCTCAGGATATACTTACGATTCCGCAGAAAGTCAAATCACACTGGAGTTCGACGAGGAAGACTTGGCGAAAGACGGTCTTATTGCCAACTATCCTTATATGATTAAGGCTTCGAAGGATGTTACCTCATTCTCACTTACTACAGCTGTTGAATCCAAAGTTGATGAGGCTGAAGAGAGTGTAAAGGTTGGCAAGAAGTATCAGAAATTTAATGGTGTACAATCTGCTGGTGTCGTACCTGAGAACAGCCTCTTCATGAGCGACAACAAGCTCTACTACTCAACAGGTAAGACTATTATCAAGGGATTCCGTTGCTACTTCACATTCACTGACATTTTGCCTGACGAGTCTCGCATTATCCTTAACTTCGACGAAGCCACTGGTATTGACAGTGTAACTCGTGACGCTCTGAAGGACGGCAAGGTATATGACCTGAATGGTCGTCAGGTGAAGACTGCTAAGAAGGGTGTGTTCATTGTAAACGGCAAGAAGGTCGTGGTTAAATAACTGTAACTGACTAATAGTATTAACAATTAAAAGATTACGACTATGATTAAGAAAGCATATATTCAGCCGAATACAGAGACAATAGAGTTGCTGAGCCAGCAGGCCGTTTTGACATCGATCCCGCTTCCCGCCTGTTCGAGGAGTTCGACTCTTCACTCGACAACATGCTCTGGAGCAACGACGACTAATCCGTCAACATACACTCGGCACCTGCCACAGGCAGAGGCCAACCAAAATCTCCCCGAATCGCTTGGCGGTTCGGGGAATTTATTGTACCTTTGCAGCACGAAACTATAAGGTTACAAATGCAAAGCAACAACAATCACAATATAAAACGATGAACAACGCAGATTTTTGGGCATCCATACGCAGTATCATAGCTGATGGCTTCACGCCTGAAGGTCTGCTCAAACTGGATAGTTATGCAGAACAATTTCTCAGTGGAAAGTTGGTTTATCAACGATTTTCACCGCAAGAACAGCATGGCTGCTCAGCGGGAGGTACAACAAATGTCATTGCATCCCTGCTCGCGGGAGCAGAAGCTGGCACAGATTCGCAGAATCAAAGAGCACTCAGCGACTACCAAAGCGAGTGCCAACTTGGAGCGCAGCAAGAAGCAGTAATCGAACTATGGGCCAAAGCCGTAGGACTGTGGACGGAATGTGTAGAGGAATCATTGCCACAGAGCCTCGGAGAGCAGATTGCCGAGGGGGGCGAGGCTGTGGTCTATGACCATGGCTCAACCCTTATCAAGTCCATTGGCCTTGATTACTTTATCCAACCCATATTCGCCCTTGACAGGATTTCACTCCACAACACCTATTTCCCTGAGACACGTCTCACTGTAATTGGTTTTGGTCGTGACAAGTGTGGCGAGTTCAAGATTATCGCAGAGCAACCTTATATTGATGGCCAACCCGTAAGTGACGACGAGATTGCTTCTTATATGCGTGAAATGGGTTTTGAACTGAAAAATGCTCGGAACTGGACATACGCCACTCCAGACATCTATCTGAGTGACATGCACGACGAGAACGTCATTCGTTCCAAAAAGTCAGATGCTGTATTTGTTGTCGATTGTGATATCCGTATCAATACGCCTGAACTTTGTCAAGGTGGGACAAGAATGCCATCCACGGAAGTCCGTTTCGTGGCTTGACACACAGCACACCGATCCCGCTTCCCGCCTGTTCGAGGAGTTCGACTCTTCACTCGACAACATGCTCTGGAGCAACGACGACTAATCCGTCAACATACACTCGGCACCTGCCCCAAGCAGATGCCAACCAAAATCTCCCCGAACTGCCAAGCGGTTCGGGGAGATTGCGTATAGTTAAGTACGGCAAAAAGGCGATAAACGACTACTTTTCACTTCAGTGCATCGATTTCTGCAACGGTTAGTCCCGTAATCTCGACAATGTCATTGATGGCATAGCCTCTCGCTTTCATGCGACGGGCAGAATCTACAGCTTGCTTATAGGCGGCATTATCTATTTCTGTCAATGGGTCCTTAACTTGCTGCCACTGCTCCCAATCTATTTCAGAAAGGTACCGCTGCACTTGTTCACGCAAAGGCTTTATGTCATTAGTTGCCGTATGCCAGAGGTCGGCATCGGAAATCTGTGCATATCCTTGAACAAGCACATTACGCATACTGACTATTTGCCGCCATGGAAGTTCCGTATAAGTCTCACGAAAATGACGTGTCAGCATATTGGCTGCCTCACCAATAACCTCAACGTTTTTCATAACGGAATAATAAATGCGTATGTCGTTGACAAACTCATCATAGGAGATGCCGCTAACAATCTTTTCTACGTTCTGGGCATACTTCACGATATCTTCTAACCGTCCATAGTCCCTACTGTGCTCTCTCATATATCAATTTTCGGTCTTTATTTACGCTTTCTACTGCCCAAGGACGCAATGTTCCATCCTCAACCAAATCAACCTCACAATGAAGCAAGTCCTCCAAATCAATCTTCATGCCAGCAATCTTCAGTAATCCGATAGGTTGCTGACGGTCGTACTGCACAAGAATATCCACGTCGCTCCATGGCCTTTGCTCACCACGAGAATAAGAACCAAAAATCCAGGCCTTTAAAACTGGCTGGGTTTTGAAGTAATCTGATATGGTTTTCTGCATTGTTTGAGTACTCATCAGCGTGCATATTAACGTTTAACGGTGCAAATTTATATAAAATTTCTGAGATTATAAGCCAGTCGAGATAAAAATGTGAACAAATTGCCCCGAAAAGTTAGGAATCAAGGCTCACATACGCTCAATCCTATCCTTTTTCGTACTTTGCATCCCACGACTAATCCGTCAACATACACTCGGCACCTGCCACAGGCAGAGGCCAACCAAAATCTCCCCGAACCGCTTGGCGGTTCGGGGAGATTTCTTGTACTTTTGCAGCATACTTATCAAGAACACGAAAGCAATGGTGAGTAATAACAATACAGACCCCACCCCTACCCCTCCCCTTGAAGGGAGGGGAGTGGCTACCGCCTTGTTCGCGTCGGGCAGTCCGCATGGTACTCCCCTCCCCTTGAAGGGAGGGGAGAGGCTAAAGCCAGAAGAACAAAACCGCATGGTACTCCCCTCCCTTCAAGGGGAGGGGCAGGGGTGGGGTCTCAAACTTTAGTTATATAGAAGCACGAAACGACAATAATAGTCAAGAAAGGAAAGAACCATGCAAACACAAAACAGTCTGTAATTCAGCAAGATACACCACGACGCCACATTGAAGGTAGCTAACCCCTCGTTCCCACCGTGGGAATGCGTCGTTCCCTCCGTGGGAACACGACGTTCCCTCCGTGGGAACGAGGGGTTCCCTCCGTGGGAATGAGCCGTCCCCTCCGTGCGGGCTGTGACGTACCCTCATTGTGGATAAAATGACAGGGGTATTCCGTGGGGCAACGACGACAAATTGTCATAAATTTTCATCGCTTTTCCATGCTATTATTCGCATGAGTTTCGCATGAGTTTCACTAATAATTTGGAGTTTTCATAAGTAATTGAAGATTTTTTTCGTACCTTTGCACACGAATAAGAGCATAACAACAACGATGAACAGACTGCTTACACTATTAAGACTTATCCTGCTGCTCTGCGCAACAGCCAATACGGCTGCGGCAGCTGACAACGGCGGCAAGCCCTTCGGCTGGGCGACATGCAGCGACGAGACAGGTACGGCATACACCTTGGACGGTGGCTGGCACAACGCAGAACCGACATTCATCACCCTGTATGCCAGCGGCGACGACGACCGTCAGGCCATCCTCGATGCCATCACCAACTACGACATCGTGGTATTGGATGGCACGAAGGGCGACTTCCAGGTGTCGCAAATCATGCGCATCTATGACTTGCAGAATAAGAGCATCCTGGGTCGTAACAATGCACGGCTCTGTACGCAGTTCTACATCACACCGGAGCTGAAGGCCTATCTTGACACGCAGAACCTGCCGGCAGCCTCCAGCCAGTCGGGCACGGGCGGCACGCTGAGCAACGGCGTGGAGGTCGATGAGGAGCGTGAGTTCAAGACACGCCAGGCCATCATCGACTTCACTGGCGACACAAAGGAGCTGTACCGCAAGGCCGGCATCTTCGAGATGAACAGCAACAACGAGAACATCATCATCCGTAACGTGACATTCGTCGGACCGGGCAGTGTCGATGTGGGCGGCGTCGATCTCGTCTCTAACTATGGCGGCAACCATGTGTGGATAGACCACTGCGAATTCATCGACGGGCTGGACGGCAACCTCGACAGCGGCAAGCGCGAGGGAAGCGAGCAGTTCGTCACCTACTCCTGGAACGTCTTCCACTATACGGAGCGTACCTATTCCCACCCCTACTCCAACGGCGTGGGCTGGAACAAAGGCTACCTGCAGTATATCACTTACGCCTACTGCCACTGGGGCGAGGGCTGCAAACAGCGCATGCCGTTAGCCGACTGGGTGTATATCCACCTGCTGAACAACTACTACACCTGCACGGGCAACGGTTACTGCATCGACATCCGCGCGAACTCGCACGCCCTGATTGAGGGTAACTACGCCATCGAAGGACTGAAGAAGCCCTTCGTCGGCAGCAGCTATGACGACAAGTTCTACCTGCTGCGTGACAACAACGGCTTCGGCGACTGGAACGAGGCGACGAACATGGACGACCCCTCGTCGCTGGAAGTACCCTACGACTATGAGATGCTCGCTACCGACGACGTGCCATCCCGTGTCGGTATGGAAACAGGCGCCACCCTGTCCAACTATTTCTTCCTGCTGCCGGGCGAGGAAGCACCCGACGAGCCAGACCCGGATGACCCCGACCAACCAGACCCTGACAACCCTGATGACCCTGATACCTCATTCACCCTCTTTGCCCTGCAGGAGGGCGACACCTTCAAGGCTGGTCAGACACTGGCATTCACCAACATCACGCTGACTTTCAGCGAGGATGGCGGAGCAGACTTCAAGGCCGCCATTGCCAGTTCCCTCGGCGAGCCGTACGACGAGATTTTCGTGGCCTTCACGGAAGGCAATGACACCAACGGCAACAAGACGGGTGGCACGTTCTATGTCTTCCGGCCCGCCAAGGACGGCACGCTGACCGTGGGAGTAGTCGTGAATGCCGACAAGAAGCTCTATATGTTAGAGGACGATACAGCCATGGAGGGCTTTGACGGCGTGACTTTCGACGAGAAGCACCGCACCACCTTCGACTTCACCGTCAAGGGCGGCAGCACCTACAAGCTATACTGCGCCGGCTCCAAACTCGGCTTCTACGGCTTCCGCTACGAATGGGTGGAAGAGCCGGAGCCTGCCGTCATCAAGGGCGATGCCAATGGCGATGGCCAGGTGACCATCACCGATGCCGTAGCCGTGGTGGATTACATCTTGGGGAACGTATCAGAGAACTTCAACGAGGCTGCCGCTGACGTGAACAACGACGGAAGCATCAACATCACCGATGCTGTGAGCATCGTCGATATCATCCTGAACAGTAACAAATAGCCATATATGCACAGACTGAACACCATCATCCTTGGGGCCTGCATGCTGGCAGGCATCCCTGCAACAGCTCAAGCACAGATTGTCATCAACGAGCTCATGCAGTCGAACATCGACTGCATCATGGACGACCTGAACGAGTTTCCCGACTCGTGGGTAGAGTTATACAACAGCGGCACCATCGCCGTTAACCTGGCAGACTATAAGCTGGGGACGAAGGACAAGGAGAGCAAGGCATGGCAGCTGCCAAGCCAGATGCTGCCACCCAAACAGTACCTCGTCGTCTATTGCGACAAGGAGGAGAACGGCCTGCATACCGATTTCCGTTTAGAGTCAGGCAAGGACGGTGCCGTCTATCTGTTCAAGAGCGGTAGCGTCTGCGACCAGGTAACAGGCATGAAGAAACAGCCGGCACCTAACATCGCCTACGGAAGGCAGACGGACGGCAGCAGCACATGGGGATACATGACGGAACCCACTCCAGGCAGCACAAACTGTGGCACGGTGACCAAGAACATCTTGGGGGAGCCGGTATTCAGCGAGAAGGGACGTGTCGTCACAGGCTCAGCATCCATCAAACTCGCCCTCAGCCTCCCAGACGGCAGTCCCTCAGGGGCAGAGATACGCTATACCACCAATGGCTCTGAGCCTACCAAGACCAGTGCCAAGTATTTCAGCCCCATCACCATTACGGGCAACCGCGTCATCCGCGCCAAGATTTTCTGCGACGGCTACCTGTCGCCACGCAGCACCGTCCACTCCTATATCTTCCATCCCCGCGCCGTCACACTGCCCATCGTATCCATCGTGACCGACGAAAGCTACCTGACGGACCAGAAGAAAGGCATTCTGGTCGATGGCAACTACCAGAGCGACAAGAAGAACTACGAGTTCGACTGGCGACGCCCCATCAACCTGGAGCTGTTCGTGCAAGCCGGGGAGGACAGCAAGCTGAACCAGCTGTGCGAGACACGCGTCATGGGTGGTGCCAGCCGCGGCAACAAGCTCAAGTCGCTGGCCGTCTATGCTAACAAGCGCTTTGGCGAGAAGCGATTCAAGTACGAGTTCTTCCCAGACCATCGTCCAGGCATCACCGACTTCAAGAGTCTGGCACTACGCAATTCTGGCAACGACTTCGACGGACTATACCTTCGTGATGCCGTCATCCAGATCAACATGGCCACGCATACCGACCTCGACTGGCAGGCATGGCGTCCCGCCGTCATCTATATCAACGGCAAGTACAAAGGCATGCTCAACTTCCGCGAACGCTCCAACGAAGACAATATCTACACCAACTACGACGGGCTGGAAGACATCGACATGTTTGAGAACTGGTATGAGCTGAAGGAGGGCGACTGGGAGAACTACAACCAGTTCCAGGCCTTCTACAACGACCACGGACACACCATGGCCGAATACGAGCAGTGGATGGACTGCGCAGAGTTCGCCAACCTCATGATCATGAACCTCTACTACAACAACCAGGACTTCCCCGGTAACAACATCGTCATGTGGCGACCCAAGGCAGAAGGAGGCCGCTGGCGCTTCATCGCCAAGGACACCGATTTCGGGCTGGGACTCTACGGCTCGTCAGCCAGCTATAAGACGCTGGAATGGCTCTACACCCCCGACTACGACAAAGACCGCAACTGGGGAGCCAACAGCTACGATGCCACCCGTCTGTTCCGAAGACTCATGGAGGACGGCGACTTCTTCAACCTGTTCATCGACCGTAGTGCCGTCTATATGGGCGACTTTCTCAATGAGCGTGGCACACGCGCCGTATGGGACCCCATGCAAGACCTCGTATGGAATGAGCTGGTGGCACACAAGGATGTCAACAAGCCCGACTGGGCAGGATGGTGGTGGAACAGTGCCGACCAGCTCAGCGGCGAAGTCAACAATGTTCGCACATGGATCCAGCAACGCACCGCCCTCTACTACCAGCAGCTGGCCGACTACTACAAGCTGGGCACCCCCACCCCGCTGACCATCGACCGTGACATGACACCCGAGGCTGACACGGGCGTCCGCGTCACCATCAACAACGTACCACTCTCGGCAACATCGTTCGACGGTAAGATGTTTACCAACCGCACCGTCACCCTCAATGCCATCGCAGCCAACGCCAAGCAGGTAACGGGATGGGAGATCACCGTCACACCAAACTCAGGAGCCGCCACCACCACGCATATCGAGGGCACGAAGCACACCTTCACCATGCCCGCCTGCCAGCGCATCGACATCAAGACGGTCATCGGCGATGCCTCCGGCATCCTGTCCCCATCAGCCGACAAGGCCATCAGCTGGCGCATGCTCGGCACGCAGATAGCACTCGACAACGTGAAGGCTGGCACCAGCATCGTACTTTACGACATGCTGGGCAGACAACTCTTCAGAGGCACCGCCACAGACGGCATCATGCTCATCCCTACAGGCTTCGGCCATAAGACCCTCATTCTCAAGGTGGGCAGCCAGTGCATCAAGCTTCAGTAAGCACAGGGTGGCCAGCCCTAAGAGTTAAAGTTTCTTAAAGGATACGGATAATTCTCAATTCTCAATTCTCAATTCTCAATTTATTCGTACCTTTGCACCCGGCTAAAAAAGGGGGCCAATCGAGCATTGCTCGTTGACTCTCGCTAAATCGGAAAACTAAAGTTTTGGAAGGTTGGCAGAGTGATCGATCGCGCTGGACTCGAAATCCGGTATACCCTTTTCGGGTATCGGGGGTTTGAATCCCTCACCTTCCGCCAAAAGTGTATAAAGGGGAGTCTTGAAGGCTCCTCTTATTATTTTATACCCATTTATTATTTATAAATTCTTTAGAGCCTCCAGGCCGTAGTGGAAATGAGGATCACCTATGACTATAAGCAGAAATGGATTTCCACTGGCATCTGGCTCTACCCCAACCAGTGGAAGAATGGAATGATAGTCAACCATCCTGATATTTTACAGGTCAGCCAGATGTTGGACAAGATGCTCACTGATGTCAGGCAGATAATCCTTGACATGTCAAAGGAAGGAAACATAGACATCATGGCCATCCCAGACAGGCTGAAGAAACTGAATACTCCAAGGAATTCCTTCATAGAGTTCTGCAAAGTAAGGGCTGGCATCAGGAAATATGGCAGGAAGAAAGACTCCCAGGAGAGGTATGACAGATTCCTGAGGCTATTTACTGATTGGGGTAAGATAGTCAGATTTGAGGATATTACCGAGCAGAATCTTATAAGCTATGACAAATACCTTACTGCCAAGGGGATGAAGCCATACAGTAAGTGGAACAACTACCACAGGTTCATCAATGGCTTTATCCTCGATGCCATCAAGGAGGGGCTGATGAACAGGAATCCCTATGACTATGTAAATATCTGCAAGGAAAAGAGCAGGACTGGTATTGACAAGTACCTCACCTTTGAGGAATTCAAGAAAATCAAGACAGCTCCAATGCCGACACCATGCCTTGAGAGAGTCAGAGACCTGTTTGTCTTCCAGACATACACCTGTCTCAGATACTCTGACCTTGCTGCCTTTGATTCCAGAAGAGTTCAAGAAATCAATGGGGTACCTGTTTATCTTGGGGACAGCATCAAGACATCCAAGAGATTTGTCATACCACTATTGACTCCTGCTATTGACATCCTGCATAAATATGAGGGCAGGCTTCCTATCATCAGTAATGTAAAATACAACCTCTATCTGAAGAATGTGGCTCAGGCTGCTGGGATTGATAAACCACTCAGCACCCACTGGGCAAGGCATACAGGTGCCACCATGCTACTGAATGAAGGAGCTGAAATGAAAATCATCACCAAGGTATGTGGCCATTCATCAACGAGGATTACAGAGCAGATATATGCAAAGCTGCTACCTGAGACTGTAGTGGATGCTGTCAAGGAAATCAGCAGGAGATTGGAATAAAACTTCCTCAGACCTTCACAGGCTGGAGGAAGAGATTAATTATGACCAAAATCACTATTTCAACGGTTCCTCTGAACCGACAAGGTTATTTTATTATCTCGATATACTCAGATTTCTCATCACTCACATAGGGATTCTTCTCAATAACATCAATATGCAGCACTCTGTGGCGTTTCTGAAACCATCTAAAAAGAAAGAACTTCTTCGGGGGATTAACAGTCTCCTTCTTACTGGAGACTACAATATGTTTCTCACTCTTAAAGTATGGTTCTACTGCAATCATAGAAGGGTACTTGAGTCCTAGCTTCAAGGTGTACCACTTGTCACCAATCAGAGTGTCAATGGCCAGTGTGGGTTCCCTGAACAGTGTGTCTGTTTGGGTAATCCTGATAGTATCCCTGTGGCTGAAGCTGGACGATACTGCCTGAAGAGCCTTCAGACTCTTGTCTTTAATCTTCAGCTGTTTCCTTGTATTGTCAAGCTCCCTGAGGACTGAATCCTTGAAATAACCCAGCTGGTCAACAGTCAGCTGAAGGGCTATATTCTTCTCGCCTTCTGCTGCCAGCTGTGCGTCATAAGCCTTCATATTGGCTGTAGCAGTCTCCCATTTCCCATTGGCGTACTTCACCTGTTGCCACATAGCACCTATCACTCCTAACAAGACAATGACAGTAATAATCAGACCTTTCTTCATACTCTTAACTTTTTGGCTGCAAAGATAATGAAGAATAGCTTATGGTCAATACATCTAAGGATTGTCCTAAGTGAAAAGAAAGAAGCAGGCCTCTGATGGGCCTGCTTTTATTTTATATAAAAGGTGTAAAGTCAAAGTCCTTACCCATACGTTGCATAGATTCAAACCACTGACTGAATATACCCCCATATCCAAAATAGGAAAAACATCCTACCTGTGCAAGAGTAATATCTATACATTTGTTTTTAGGCCTAATGCCAGAAAGTGCATTAACCCTGTAAGTAATATCCCCCACAGTAGAACCTGTAACATTGTAATATACTTTCTTCTGAGCAGCACTCATAACTTGCTCAGAAGTCCATTTCTTGCCACCGGCTTTATAGGCCAGCTCTACAGTAAAGTGAAACCCATGCTTTGCAATATACTCTTTCAGCCCTTTCATTGCCTTTGACCACTAGTTAAACTTCTATTTCATGGTGCAAAGGTAGTAATAAAAACCTGAATAGCAAAACATTACCGATAGAAATGATTACCTAAGCCTGTTTAACAGGTTCTTCATTTTGATGGGACTGCTAAAATCGTGCCATCTCCATCTGATGACTTTCATATTAGGGTAGTACTTCCTTATTTCTGCTGTTCTTTCTTCATCCTGTTTAACCTGGTCATCATGGAACTTACCATCAGTCTCAATGATTATGCTTTTCACAGGTATATAAAAATCTGCAATATAGAACTTCTTTATTTTTCCATTATCCTTCTTGATGTATAAAGGCTTTTGAAACTCATATTGAATGCCAAAGTTATCCAGAAACTCCTGCATTTTCTTCTCCAAAACAGAAGGTTCCTTGATTGTATCTTTTACAAAAGCTTTAGCATAACCCCGCACAACTTTATTCCAGGTTTCTATTTTGGCTTTATTTTCTTTCTTTTTAGTCTTGACACTTTTCAGTCCTGGAGTCTTTGAGTATTTGGGGTCATACATTTCCCAATAGTTTGCATTACATGTGTTCATATCTGTTATTCTGTTTGATTCTCTAAAATACAAAAAGAAACCTGCCAGGGTGTGTAGAGAATCGGGGCTGACAGGTTTCAGGGTTATATCTTGCGATACATAAAGGGCTATTCCAGTCGAGAGCTGCCTTTCCTCTTTCCTTATACTTTAACTATTTCTAGTTATAATTGATTAATAGTTTAAACTTAACAATGTAGAAAGAGACCTTGGGCAAAACCTGCTTTAAGCCCTAGGTTGCATGGAATTTCACCTTGCTATTTTATCTAGTTTCCAGTCCCGTCTTGCCTCCTAGAACCTCCTTCACAGATATATTCCAATCTCCAGAGGAGCAGTGACTATAGGCTTTTTCTCTACTTTACACCCTAGAATCCTTTGCCTGTACCCTTCTCATGGCCCTTTATCTCCAATGAGCTGGTAGGATTAAACTGCAACCTAAATAAAACCTTTCCATCAAAGTCAAGCAGTAACTACAACCAATATTAGTATAAGTACTTGCATGGCATCACTCTTGTATGCGGGTGCAAAGGTAGACATAATATTTGAATTGACCAAATAATAATCCAATTATTTTCAGATATTTATGAAAAATTGTTCAAGTTATGCAAGTGCATAAGTAAGATATATAGTATAGACAGGAATATCTGTAAAAACTGAGTATGTGTAAAGAAGTGATATTTCTACAATTTGAGTGATATGTGTAAAGGTGGGGGATAATACCACACACCACCCCCTCCTGACTTTGGGTTTGGGATATACCCCCGCCTACCAAAGGGAAAAGGCATTTCCTGAGGTATAGTATTAACTTAAGCCCGTCGCTCTGAGAGGAGATACCACTATGACACAGAACAATGCAAATCAGGGAATCATCAACAGCTGGTCACTCATCGCCTTTGCAAAAGCTCATGGCAGGATGCAAGTGGGTGAATTTGCAAACAAGGACACTGGAGAGGTGTTCAAGTCCTGCATCTTCACTGCACCTGACCAGAGCAGATGCTTCGTGGCATTCAGCTCTAAGATGGGTGAACTGACCCCAAGGGAGATTGCTGCCATGAAGGATGAGCTTCAGGTGGTGCAGCTGGAGTCTGGTGTAAATAATAACTGA